ATTGGCGCGTTTCAGACGTAGACGGCGACCACACAGGCAGCAGCTATGGCACTTGCGGCTTTACTCCTGACAGCACTGCTGACGGCTACACAGCGTATGCAGACATCACAGAAGCTCAGGCTATTGGCTGGGTGAAGGACAGCATTGGCGAGGAAGGTGTAACAGCCATTGAAGACTCTATCGCTGCTCAGATTGCAGAGTCTAAAGCACCTGCTGTAGTTTCTGGGACTCCGTGGTAATGGACATCATCTACATTGCTAACATTGCCACTGCCGTCATTAGCGTTGCCTCTATTATCGCAGCACTAACGCCTACGCCTAAAGACGATGAGATGCTTGGAAAGCTGTATAAGTTTCTGGACATCCTTGCTGTCAACATCGGCAAAGCCAAGCAGTGAAACTAGTCTTTGCATTGATCGTCCTCATTGACGGGAAGGTTGACGCAGAGGCAACAAGCTATTGGTTAAACCTAAAGCGATGCCGCTGGTACGCCGAAGAATTAACCATACAGGGAACACTGAGGAAGTATCACACGCCAGTACACGCTTATTGCAAGCCAGTACACGTTAATCCTGAGGAGGTAGTTATTTATGATTGATCCGATTACCGCCATAACGATTGCGACAAAGGCTTTCAACACGGTTAAGGCTATGGTGGCTGCTGGCAAAGAAGTGGAAGATACGCTTGGACAGATTGGTGTGTGGTATGGTGCTTGTAGCGACTTTAACGAAGCTAAGAAGCAAGCAGAGAACCCGCCACTCTTTAAGAAGATTATCAATAGCAAGTCTGTCGAGCAGGAAGCTATGGAAATCTACGCCAAAGAGAAGAAGATGCTCCAGCAAGAGAAAGACTTGAGGCAGCTATTGCTCTATACCTACGGGCAAGGTGGCTATCAAGAGCTGGTTGATTTACGACGCAAGATTAAAGAGCAGCGCGAGAAAACTGTATATGCACAGGCTCGAAGGCGAAAAGCATTTATTTGGAATACGTCTGCTATTGTGGCTTTGGCAGTAATGAGCTACGCCATCTATGAACTAACATTTTTGATTATAAGGAGTATGCCGTGATTGAATCTGGCAAGGAAGTTGTAGATGTAGCAGCAGCGTCTACAGGAATTTTAGCACTAGGGGCATGGCTACCACCAATAGCATCCTTGTTTACAATTATCTGGCTAGGTCTTAGGATTTATGAGTCAGACACTGTTCAAAGTATTTTAGGTAAAAAGTAATGTCAATATTAACTGCGTTGATTGGCCCAGTTGCAGACTTAGCCACAGGCTTTCTAAAGAACAAAGCTGAAGAGAAGCAAGCTAAGCATCAAGCTAAAATGTCAGTTATACAGAACGATGCTGACTGGGAGAGCAAGATGGCGGATGCCTCCAGCAACTCTTGGAAGGACGAGTTCTGGACTATTGTGTTGGCTATCCCTGTGTTCATGGTTGGTTATGCTATCGCAGCTAACGATGTAACAATCATTGCAAGAGTTTCTACAGGTTTTGAAGCGTTAGAGCTACTGCCTGAATGGTATCAATATTTGCTATTCATTGCCATTAGCTCCAGCTTTGGTATTCGTGGAGTTGATAAAATAATGCAGATGAGAAAATAACTATGGCTTTAGATGTTAGCAGAATACCGCCGATAGGATCAAGAGGTTTTGATTATTTCAGAGCCAACATCCTGCCTTCAGAAAGGGTAGAGCTAGATGCGTATGTGGCCTCTCTACAAAATCCTGTTACTAAGCAGCCTGTTAAGCAACCTGCTCGTGAAGAAGTCGTAGATTTAAATGCTGATCCGTTTCCTGATTCTTTTGCTGATGACAAAGCTGGCTTTTTTCGTCCTCCAACTCTTACACCAGTTGAAGATGAACCTACTCCTGCTGTAAGCATGTCTGCTCCTGCTGCTCCTGTAGATTACTCAGCTGCTCAACAATTAATTACTCCTTGGGCATATTCAGACACAGCTAAGTATGGACAAGTTAAACCTGTCGTTCCTACTGGAGATCCTAATGCTTTCTTAGATAACTTAGCTAAAGCAACTCCAGAGCAGTTAGCAACTGTTTCAGGATTGTTTAGCGGAGGAGCTTCTCAAGGTATTGGTAATATAAGTGGCTTAGGTGTTGGTTACGATGCTTCGATGTTTCAGGATGGAACGTCAGCTATGCCAAGAGACCTTGACTATACAAAAGACTTTTTAAGTTCTGTAGAGAAGCAGACAGCTAATCTCAAAGGCTTGCAGAAAGAAGATCCTACACAGTTTCAAAAGGTTTATGACACACTAGACTCAGCCTCGCAGAAGCGTTACTTGTATTTTCTGTATGAAAGCGGGGATCTTGACAAAGAAAAGTATGAGCAGTCTGTTTTGAGTGTGGAAGCAGCTGATGATCCTAATGCGAAAATTACAATGTTTAACGGTAAGCCAGCTAAAGTATATAGCAATGGTGAGATACGAGAGATTGTTTTTTACCCCGACCAATGGAAAACTCCTTATTCAAAAAAGCAGTTAGAATCTGAAGCATACGCCTCAAACCCGACTGATCGTCTTAGAGGCAGCGAGGAGACTGGTTTTCTTTATGGCGGTATAGGCGGAGGCGGTAAGGTTTTACAAGAAGCTACAGGATTTTATGAGAACATGCTGAACAATCCTTTAATTCAAGTAGCAGGAATGATAGCCCCACCAATTCAAGTTGCTACTACAGCTGTTAAAGCAGCAGCTGGTTATGACGTGTCGCCTATGGAGATAGCAACTGCCGGTTTAAACTCACTTCAGATTGCAGGTGCTATTCGTCCGCCACAAGGAGTCGCTGAAGGAGTAATAGGCCCAGCAGATCCCGGTCAAGGTTTGTTTGGGCTGGACTATGGTCAGACAACAGGTCTTGTTCGAGCCGCTGCTGCTGACAACTTAGCAGAAGGTGTTGTACAGGCGTTTGGTGCTCCTCTTGTCCAAGACGCTATAAACAAGATTAACATTAACGTAGGTGGCGCTGCTAACTTAGGTATGCAGCCTGACGACTTAGCTGTTGGTCTCAACCAGACTATTGCTTCTCTGGCAGGTGGTGCTGATTTAAAAGATGCTTTGCTTGAAGGTGGTCTAGCTTACTTACAAGAAGGCGGTAGCTTACCAGACGCTATAGCAGAGCCTATCAAAGCTGTTGGTGATGCCTTAAAAGAAGTTGTAGGAGATGTTGGCAGCTTCTTTGACGATGCCATTTTCCAGAACATTAAAGACATTGCCCCAGATTTATCAGGTGTTGAAGATGTCTTTAGAGAAGCTGGCAGTACAGTAGAAGATGTTGTAAGAGCTGGCGGTACAGCATTAGAGCCAATTGTTGATCCTGTAGTGGAAGCAGCTAAGCCGGTAATAGCAGCAGTAGAAGAGAAAGCTCCTGCAATTGAAGATGCTGCTAGAGCTGTTGGTAGCAAGATTGACGATGTGCTAAACCCCTTCTACGACATTCTCAAAGGAGCTGTAGGAGGTATGTTAGGTGGTCAACTTGCACAAGCAGGTCAAGCACAACAACAACAACAAGTAGTATCTCCCACTAGAACAACAGACAGCTTGTTTGGTGATGAACTGTTCAGATTTAAAACACAAGTTGGTTCGGAAATGCCAGAACTCGTTAAATTACAAAGAAGGTATCAAGCATGACATATCTACAGCTGGTAAACAGTGTATTGCGTAGACTCCGCGAGGAAGAAGTAGACGCTGTTGCACAGAACAGTTACTCCAAGTTAGTGGGTGAGTTTGTCAACGATGCAAAGCGTACTGTAGAGGATGCTTGGGATTGGACAGCTTTACGTAACACGCTGACAGTCAACACCATTGCTGGAGTTTACAACTACACGCTGGTAGGCTCACAAGATCGCATCAAGACTCTGGATGTTATTAACGACTCCTCCAACTGGTTCATGGAGTATCGTCCGTCAACTTGGATGAACAATGCTTACTTGATCGAGAATCCGCCAAACGCTGCTCCTAAATACTACAGCTGGAATGGCATTGACTCTAACGGCGACAGTGCTGTTGACATCTATCCAGCTCCAGACTCTGAGTACAATCTCCGGTTCAACGTGGTTCTGCGTACAGCTGATTTGGTTGAAGATACAGACAGCATGTTTATACCATCATCTCCAGTGATTCAGATAGCCACTGCTTTGGGTGCTAGAGAGCGTGGCGAAACTGGTGGTACATCGGCAGCAGAGTTGTTTGCTTTGGCTGACAGAACCTTGTCAGACGCTATCGCACTAGACGCTGCTAGACATCCTGAAGAAACTATCTGGGTAACTGTATAATGGGATCACCTTTACAGAACATTACAATCTCTGCTCCGGGCTTCTTTGGTTTAAACACTCAAGACTCTCCTGTTGGCTTAGATCCTTCGTATGCGTCTGTAGCTGACAACTGTGTTATTGATAAGCTAGGTCGTGTGGGTGCTAGACAAGGTTATCAACCACTGTCAACTAACGGGGCTAGTGTGTTAGGGAGCAGCAGAGGCATTGAAGCAATTCATCAGTTCATTGACTACAGTGGTGACAGACGCATTATCTCTGCTGGTAACAACAAGGTCTTTGTTGGTGACACTACGCTGGTAGACTACACACCCGTTGGTCACACTATTACAGCTAACAACTGGAAGAGTGTTACTTTTGCTAACCACATCTTCATGGTGCAGCGTGGACATGAACCCCTTATAGGTACCAATGAAACTGTTCCGTTTACTATAGAGAGCATTTCAGACCACAGCCACTACACAGGTGTTATGCCACAGGCTAACGAAGCTCTTGCAGCTTTTGGTCGTCTATGGGTAGCAGACACAGCCACTAACAAGCACACAGTTTATTGGAGTGACCTGCTTGACGGTGCTCACTGGACAGGTGGTTCTTCTGGTAGCTTAGACCTCACTAGAGTATGGCCTGAAGGCTTTGACGAGATAGTGGCTCTAGCGGCCCACAATGGCTTTCTAATCATCTTTGGTAAGAAGTCTATACTTACCTATAGCGGTGCTTCTAGTCCCTCTACAATGACCTTACAGGACACTATAGCGGGTATTGGATGTATCGCTAGAGACTCCGTACAAGCAACAGGTAGCGACTTGATCTTCTTGTCTAACACAGGTATTCGTACACTGGGTAGAACTATTCAAGAGAAGTCATTGCCCATGAGCGACATCAGCAAGAATGTCCGCAATGATTTGGTAAGTTTGATTCAGCAGCAAACAAATCCTATTATATCTTTATATAGCCCAGAAGAAGCATTTTACTTGCTTTCTTTCCCGGATAGTAGTATAATATACTGTTTGGACATGAGAGTACCGTTAGAGAACGGAAGTCACAGAGTCACTACATGGTCGAACATGGGTGTTACTGCTTTTGAGCGTTGTGACAATGGAGTCATTCATATAGGTAATGTTAATGGCATTGTAAACTATGGTGGTTACTTAGACGACACTGAGAAGTACCAGCTGCGTTACTTTAGTAATCCTCTTGACTTCCAGAATGCTGCTAACTTGAAGTTCTTGAAGAAGTTTAACTTGACAATCATTGGTGGTCAGAACACGCAGACAACACTCAACTGGGGTTATGATTACACATCAGACTTTACAAAGCAACCTTTTATTTTCGGTTCAAGTAACATAGCTGAGTACGGTATTAGTGAGTATAACACAGATGCAGAATACTCGGCAGCGATTATCATTAACACACCGAAAGTAAATGCTACTGGTAACGGCTCTGTAGTAACTATTGGCATCGAAGCTGAGATTAACAATGCTGCTTTCTCTATTCAAAAAATTGACATTCACGCTATATTAGGGAGACTTATCTAAATGTCTAATTACACTAAGACAACTAACTTTGCAACTAAGGACTCCCTAAGCTCTGGCGACCCCGCTAAGATTGTTAAGGGTACTGAAATAAACACTGAGTTTGACAACATCGCAACTGCTGTCAACTCTAAATCTAACAAAGCTGATCCTACCTTCACAGGAACAATGACCGCTGTCACCGTCAATGTCTCAGGTACGCTAACAGCTGGTACTATTACTGGAGGTACGTTCTAATGGCGTATGATGCACAAGGTAGATACATCCCTGATCAAATGAGAATGATGCCTAATCAAATGAGCATGGCTGGCCCACAAGGTGTAACTGGTGGCGTACCTCAGCAACCAAGTGCGTTTAGCGACATGCCTGTAAGACCTACTGTGGAGACCCACGATATTCGGAAGTATATTGATCCTATAACAGGCAAGTCAAGAGAAGGAAGCTCAACTATAATAGGGTATCGAGACAGGTTAAAAAACTATTTTGATAATAACCCCGGCGCAGAGGATTATTATAAAACAACACTATCTTCAAACCTGCCACAAACAGGCTCTAGCGGCCCTAGCAGTTCTTCCGTATATGGCGGTGCAGCTTTAGGAGACTTACAGGGGGAGACCCGCAGCGGGTTCTTTAACACTCAGATGCCACAACAGCCTACAGGGACTATGACTGCCACAGGTGTTAATCCTTTGACTGGTATGACTGTTGGTTCTACTCCTTCCACAGGAGCTGTAGCAGGTGGCTTGGCTCTTGGTGGTCTCTTAGGTGGTAACTTTAACTTAGGAGATTTTGGAAGTGCTCTAGGTTCTTACTACGAAGGACAGCAAGCGCTACAAGGAGCACAGCAGGTAGGACAAGCTGCTCTAGGTACAGCAGGTGCGTTAGGACAGCAAGCAGTAGCTGGTACAGAGTTTAAACCATTCACTGTTACCTCTAGCTTGGCACGTGCAGGCACTACTCCTCAAGGCGGTTACACACTAGAGCTTAGCCCACAGCAACAGGCGCTACAAGAGCAGCTATTGGGTCAAGCACAAGGTTTGTTTGGACAAGTAGGTCAAGACCCTGCTGCACAACAGGCGGCCTTATACGAGCAAATACGAGCCACACAGCGCCCTGAAGAAGAGCGTCAACAAGCATTACTGCAAGAGCGTTTGTTTGCTGGTGGTCGTAGCGGTCTACAGACTGCACAGTATGGTGGATCACCTGAGCAGTTTGCTTATGAGAAAGCACGACAAGAAGCTATGGCTGGTGCTAGTCTTTCAGCACGTAACCAAGCACTTGCAGAACAGCAACAAGCTCTGGCAGGCGCTACTGGTCTTCTTGGTGCTGGCTTTACCCCACAACAACAAGCTCTGGCAGCTCTTGGCTATGGCACTGACATCGCTAACATTGCTGGTACAGGTCAACGTACCGGAGCAACTTTACAAGCGCAGCTGGGCCAGACAGGTCTCGAGAGTTACTTACAAGCCGCTAAGATAGCATCTGACAGAGAGTTTGCACAAAAGCAGTTACTGTCTCAAACAGCTCAAGGATTGCTTGGCGGTAGCTCCCAACCTTCTGGTGGAAGTTTTGATTACGCTGGTATATTGAGCAGCTTGTTTAAACCTTCCGATAGTGCAGAGCCTACTTATGCTTCGTCAGGCTGGTTAGGTGGGGACGGTGAGTTTAACTATGGAGACTTGTCTAACTTGTTTGGGTCGCCATCGCAAGGATTTACACCAAACTACACATCAGACTCTTGGCTAGGCGGTGAAGGATTCCTAAGCTCACTTGCCTCAGGCGGTTATGGCTACGGCTCAGTAGCTCCTGCAACAACAGCAGACGAAATTGATATTTCTAAATATTTAACACCATCTTACGGGGGTGGAATCTAATGGCTACAGATATAACTGGAATGTTTGGCTCTCTCGGTGTTAGTCAAGAAGACCTTTTGCGAGCTCAGGGTATTCAGCAAGCACAACTACCTGCTGGTCGTTTGGCAGATGTAAGCGCTCCACAAAGAGCTGTTGATTTTAGACAAAGTGTTGGTGGCTTGTTTGGCATAGATACTAAGACAACAGCAGAGAAAGCTAGAGAGGCTTTGGGAGCTATTGATACAACAACACCAGAAGGACAGCAACAAGCTATTGGCATCTTAGCTTCTGTTAACCCAGCAGGCGCGTTAGCTTTGCAAGATGAGTTTAACAGACGAAAAGAAAGCAGAGCACAGCAGGATCTGGAAAACAAGCAAATGGACGAGCAACTGGCAATCAATAGGGCACGTTTAACTGTTGACAAAGATACCCTAAGTTCTAATGATAGGAAAGCGATCAGAGAAGTCAGTGAAATTGCTCGAGCTAAAGCTGAACAAGCTAATGCGATGTACAACATTGGTAAGCAGTACGAGAAGTACAAACCCCCTGCTGGTTTAGCTGGTAGAGCCTACGATGCCTTCAACGATTACATGGGTAAACAAGGCGAAATTTCTATTCTTAGAACACAATTCAATGGACTAAAAAACTCTATTGTTTTGAATCAACTTCCTCCGGGAGCAGCTTCTGATAAAGATGTGCAGATTGCTATGAGAGGCTGGCCAGATGCTACGTATAATGCTGAAACTATTGCATCGTTCTTGAAGGGACAAGCTAAACTTGCCGCAATTGCTGCTGAGAAAGAAAACGCCAGAAGCAAGTGGTTGAAAGATAAGAAAGGTGACGATTCAGGCTTCTTGGACGACTGGCGCAAAAAAGTTAAGGAAGAAGGCTTTGAAGACAGAATAATGGAAATATATGATTTTGAGTTTGTACCAGTTACTGAGCTTTCTATGGAGGAATTCTTAAGAAAGAAAAAAGAAGAAGAGAAGAAAGAAGAAGAGAAGAAACTCGCGGATGAACAATCAGCTATTAAAAGAGCAACAGCACTTAGAGGAGGTCGTCGATAATGGATAAGACATTACCTAATGGCACTATTGTCAGGGGTTTGCCTGATGACATGACAGATGACGACTTTAAGAGAATTGCTATTGAGAACGGTTATGCAACAGTTGAGGAATTCTCAAGAGATACCGAAACCGCTGCTGACTATTTGAGTACTGTTGGTGAGATTGGTGGCGGTTTAATGGGTGCTTACTACGGAGCTGCTGCTGGTACAGCTATTCTTCCCGGCTTAGGAACGGCTATCGGCGGTATTCTTGGCGGAGCTTATGGAACAGCTTTTGGGTCAGCAACTGGTGAAATAGCAGAAGCTGCCCTAGAAGGTAGATCAGTAGACGGTAAAGAAGTTGCAGAACAAGCAAGCGAAGCTGCTAAGACTGATGTTTTATTCGGCGTTGGTTTTGGCATTGCTGGTAAAGCACTAGGTACTATTGCGAAACCTATCTACAACATGATCAGGTCTACACCTTCTGATAGTTCGTTGGAAGCTGCTATACACAAAGCTGCTTTGGACGTTAAGAATGGTCTTATGGATGCAGAAACAGCTGCTAGGACTTATGATATTCCTCCTGAATCGCTGTCTCGCTTTGAACAAGAGATGTTGAAGAGTGAAGATGATATTCTCAGAGCTGCTAATCTCCAAGATAAACTAGAACGTAGAGGCGGTCGTTTGTTGCCTTCACAGATTCCGGGTAGTCAGAAAGGTCTAGCAGCACAGGAAATTGCTCAAGCATCTTTTGTATTACGTAGAGAAGTAGATGATGCTATTGATATACAGAACAAGTATATCAGAGATTCTTTTGGTGAAGTATTGGACACTACTGCTGGTTTAACACGCGATGAGACGGGTAAGGCTATTGCTGCATTGGCAGAAGACACCACAAAAGCTCTTAAAGAAACTGTTGCTCCAATGTACAACACTATCGACAAGCTAGGCAAGGTTAACATCTCTACAGTTGATACTATACAAGCAGCTAACGATTCTCTTAGAAAACTTGGTAGAAATGCAGATGCCTCAGCAAAAGCTGCTAAACAAGCTATTGCAAAGTTACCGATGTTTCCGCAACCTAAAGAAGTAGCCAAGCAGATTGCTCGTTTAGAAAAAATTAGAGCACAATTGATTAAAGCAGGCGGTTCTGGCCCAGCTGTTAAAATGCTGAACGATGCTATCAAGGGTCTTGAAAAGAAACTCACTGGCCCTCAGTTTGTTGACACTACCGCAACACAGAGACTAGGTACTCTTGCTCTTGATCGCTTAATTCGTAAAGGTGGTGTATCTGGTATCGAAGGCAAGTATGCCAAGCGAGCTAAAGATCTTCTACAGCTTCGTAATAAAATGTCTTTCTCTGAAGCGCATGAAGAACTTTCTAATCTCAAGAGTTTGATGAGAGATATGGATGCTGACTTGGGCAGTAAAGACTCTCAGGCTTATAAGTTAATGAGTGAAGCTACTGAGAGACTTGAAAGTGCTATGAATAAAACAGCGAGCAGGCTCAACCCGGAGCTGCGGGAAACTTATAAAGCAGCTACTGATATGTATCGCGAAGGCATCAAAGTTATCAATGGCGACTGGATTGTTAAGAGCTTGAACAAGAACAACCCGGCCAAGATTGGTGAAGACTTAGTTGCAGCAGGTGAGCAAATAGGTGTTGACTCGGTGCGTGCTTTGATAGCAAAAGCTAAAGAGCTAAAAAGTAATAATCAAGGCGAGAACATCTTGGAGAGCATGCAATCTACGTACCTTAATACTTTGTTCTCACAGCGCACTGCTAGAGAGTCTGAGCAGTTTGCAGAGAAGATGTTGCAGAAGCCATTCAGAGACACTTTCAACGCTATTGTTGATCCTGTTACGGCGAAGCAGTTAGATTCTCTAGCTAAGGAAGTTACACTGCTCCAGAAGGGACTGGTAGGATCTGAATCAGCAGCTACGTTGACAGTAAGAGGTCGAGAGATTGGAGCTATTACAGATCCGGGTTTGATCAAAACAGCTGTGTTTGGTGTTATCGGTAACTCGGTACGTAATAAACTCAGCGCTAAGGCTATCCAACAGAATATCAAGGATGTACAACAACTGAATGCAATGTTCAGAGCAGGTAAGCCGATACCTACGAGTTTGGTAGAACGCTTTATTGAAAACTCAGGACTCACTGGCATACAAGCAGGTCAAGTAGCTAATGCCTTGTTAGGCGGAGAGTAATAAAAAAGCCCTATAGAACTCTCTATAGGGCTTTGGTTTACATAAGTGCTTGTTTAGGTACTTATAGTACGTATATTGGAACTTTTTTAAACTATCTCGCAAGCACCTCCGACACACGCCAGCTCTTGAGAACCTGTAGTGTTGTCTTCCTCTTCAAAGTGTACGAGATCTTCCCAGTTAATATCTACAGGCATCTGTGCTAGTAGTTCTTCATACTTATCAGCACTGATGTCTTCATACGGAGCTTGTTGATATACATGGTCACTAACAGGCAGCAGAGAGATACCAGAGCAGATGTCAAAGTTCTCCCATATCCACTGAGCTACTTGCAGGAACTCATCGTCCGTATAGTACACAGTGATACTTGGCTTATGTTCGCACCAGAAGTTCTGATACGCCTTCCATAAGTGCAGCTGATCCATCGCTCCCATCTGCTTTACTGTAGTGCTGTTTTCAGGTGCTTTTACAGGGAAGCTAAACACCAGTGACGCTTTACTCATAACATCTTGTTCAACAGGGAAGCCAGCTGCGGACATGAACTGAGCAAGCGGGTCTTTCTTATCTGAACGTACTCGCCGAATGTAATGCTTAGAGAAGCGAGGATGGATACCAGAAGCACTATCAACAAGCTGAGAAACAGTACCAGACGGCTTAACGCAAGTAATAGCAGCAGACTGATTAATGCCAAGTTTAGCAGCCCACTTCTTATTAGTTTCAACAGCAACATCTCTAATGTCCTCCAGCCACTTCTCCAGATCAGGTGAGTTCTTACCCAGCAGGTAGTGATCCATAATTCCTGTCAGTGATACTCCAAGTAGTGCCTCTTCTTCAGTGTTTCTTTTCCAGCAGCTACGCAGATAACGGAAGTCTGTTAGAGTTGCCTGTAGTGTGCCAATGATGGCAGCTACTTCTACCTTCTCCTTGAGACTCTTCAGTGTGTCGTCAGAGCGTACAACAACTTCTGATAGGTTACAGAACTGGTTAGAGCGCAGGATGATCTCTGAGCACGGGTTAGTTCCAAAGTCTTGGTCAGCATCACGGCGACCGTTACGTGCTGCAATCTTCTGAGCTGCTACACGGCTGAAGATACCACGCTCACCTGCCTTAGACTCGTACATGTTCTGCATCTCTGACAAGAACGCTTCAAAGTCTGGCTTCTCAGTGTACGCTACAGAGTTGTTAGCGAGCCTACGCTGTCCTTCAGTGTCCCACCAGTTACCATACTTAGCTTTAGCCATGCGTGGGTCTGACAGGTTAGACAAGCTAATGAGAGCTGATCTACGTACACCACCTACCACTACAATGTCAGCAATCTTACAGCAGATGTCGTGACACTCTAGGCTAGTTAGCTTACGTCCTGCTGCTTTCTGGAAGATGCCTACACAGAAGTTAAACAGATCCTCTAATGGCTCAGGGCCGCTTGCACGTCCACCAAAAGTCTTCAATCGCTCTCCAGCACCTCGCACCTTGTGCATGTCCCAGTTAGGAATCTTACCTGCATACAACATAGCAATAAGCTCACGGAAGGCAGAAGCCCAACCGATCTTGCTGTCAGCTACTACAATAACGCTGTCAGTTTCGTGGAAGGTCTCAGCAATCTCTGGCAGCTTCTGGATGAAGTTACGCTCTACGCTGAAGCCTACGCCTGTGCCGCACATTAACACGTACATAAGCTCGTCAAAGCTACGTGGTGAGTCGATGTGCAGGTAGCTACAGTTGAAGCCTGCTACGTTATCCTTAGCCAATGCTGGCCCTGCTGTCATCATGCAGCGCATAGACGGCATTACTTCTAAGTTGTGGATAGCATTGAAGAGCTTGAGTGCTTCTTTGTCGTTAATCTGACCACGATTAACCCAGAAGTCTACATAGCGATTAACTGTTTCGTCCCAGCGCTCGCGTCTGCCTTCTTCAGGTAGCCAGCGTGCATATCTACTTTTATGTATAAATTGTTGATACTGATCCATTATTCTGCCTCTTCTTTAATATTTAAGTCTAGTTCAAGTTCTACTTCTTCTTGTTTCTCTTTCTTTCTGAAGATAGCATCAAAGTTATTATCAAACTTCTCAGAATCTACTGGCCTAGTTGCGCTACCTTTACCTCCGTGTGTTTGACCTTTCATCCGTCAGCTCCCATTACAAACCCTGCGTCTGCACGATAAGGAACATCCACTCTCTCTTCGTCACAAACAATATCAACACGTCCGTCAATGAGGAAGCCAGCTGCTCTTAGGAAGTGCTCAAAAGTCTCTAGCATTTCTGTCAAGCTAACGTCTTTGTCAACAAGGGTATGCTCAATAAGAACATTAGCAGAGCTGCCATACTCACAGTTGTAAGGGTAGTGTATGAATTTGTAGCTTGGTGTTTGTTCTGTAGCCATTATTTATTCTCCTCTACAACCATCTTTGTTAATTTGTTTAAGTACCAACCAGCTTTCTTTAAGTCTTCTACCTGCTTGCCTTTGTAGTCATAGCGCCACAGGTACTTCATGCAGTTGCCTTTGAGATAGCCTTTGAATGCAACACTGGACATGGACTCCTCTATTGCATCAATACACTCTATGTTGCCTGTGTTGTAATGACGCGGTGCTGTCACCATGTCTTCAGCTTCTTTCTCTGCTTCTGCTGCGTAGCTATTTAGTGCGTTTGTTAGCAAGTTGTTCTCAATAGGTGGATGCTTCTTACGTAGTGCGTCCCACATTTCTGGTGTAGCATCATTGATACTCATCTTTAAAATCCTCTTGCAGTTCTTCTAGCCTGTCGTTGATCCTGTTGCTGAACTTAGCTACTAAGTCTCGTGATGTTATATCAAGTACTTCCAGTAGTGTTACTTCATCCAGCTGCTCTAGTTTCTCCAGTATCTCATAGTACGTGGATGCCATCTTAGTCTCCGTACTTCTCACGCAAGTAGTTTATACTAACTGGTAGCTCATCACAACCACCGTCAGCAACTTCGTTGAGCATCCAGATACCAGACCAGCTACCGTTTGTCTGTGGGTTTAGATACTCTTCGTCGTGCTGATAGAAGATACCTGCGAAGAGGCCCAGCATGTTAGTTCCGTCAGCTTTACGAGCATAAGCGATGTCTCTGTCCTGTACGTGACCCATGACACAGCTCATGTACTTCTTCTGCAACATTAGCTTAGCACTGCTGACAGGTCTACCCATGACACCACTGGTGAAGTAGTGGCAGTAGGCAATGTCGTCAATGATAACAGGCTCTAAGAAGTCGTACACTTCCCAGCCCATCTCATTCAACTTCAGGTCGTCAAAGCCAATTAAACCGTCTAGCTTAGGATCTGAGTTAATAGCTCTCTCGATGCGGTATTCGTGGTTACCTAGTGTGAACACCATGCGAGGATTCCAACGCTTGTCTTTGTTACGGATTAGACGTTGTTGTTCTTCTCGAATAGGCGCTAAGAAAGCCTCCATTCCTTTGATACCAGCTTCTATGTCGTTGGTGTAGCGTCTACCTTCAAAGTTACGTGTACCTACGTCATAGCTGCTTAGGCTAGGCATATCCCAGTGATCGCCAATGTGTACAATAACGTCTGGCTTCTTATCAACAGCGTATTGACCAGCCCAGCGCAAGTGCTCTAACGACTCGCCGGGCTTTACTTGTGTGTCTGGTATAACAAGATGCTTAGTCATTATTCGTCTCCGTGGTTGGCGAAGGTTCCATGTAGTTCTTCTCTGGCCTTCCTGACTACTGCGTCCGCTTCTTCTGGTGTATCATAAAAACCTAAACTCATGTTCTTACTGTTGTGACATATCTGAGCTAACCATTTCTTAGCCTTCGTGTTGAAACAAACCCCCTTGTATCCACTTTTATTATTTCTGTTTATTTTCCTGTTATGAGCGTTCTGGGATAACGAAGCAGGCCTTAGGTTTTCTATTCTGTTGTCTGCACGTTGACCGTTTATGTGGTCTAAAGTCTTGGGCAGATAGCCTTTGTGCATCAAATACACTAGGCGGTGTGCTAAATAACTTTTTTTGTTTATTGTAATGTAGCAATAGCCTCTACTACACTTACAGCCTGCAATGTCGCCTACGTTCGTTTTTTTAGCTAATGCTGTTTTCCAGATCAAGTTACCAGTTTCTTTATCATAGTCAAACAAATGCTTTAATAAATCTACAGTTAAATCTCTCATTTCTTTCTCCGCTTACGTTCTGCCGCTGTCTTCTCAGCATGGCATTTGTAACACAGCACTTGATAGCCTGACGCTTCTAGGAACATTCTGTCAATGTAAGTGTTCCAATCTACGAAGCCGACTTCTGGTTTCACAACCGGGTCAATGTGATCTACTGCTGCGTTGTTTCGTTTACGCTTGCGTCCTTCCAAAGCAGGGAGAGTTGACGGCCCTACCTTCTTGCACTTAGCGCACTTGTATTTACCACGTTCTACCCACGCCTTCTTCTTAACGTCATGCTTGACACCCCACTTACCATGCGCGCCTCTCAAGGCAGAGATGATAAAGGAGCGGAAGCGTGCTTCAGTCCATCGTCCGTTGTTCCGCATCCTCAAAACTCCATATTTGATTAGGATAACGCCTGAGCCACAGAAGTATACCGTTCTCTATGACGCGCTCTTCACTACCAAGTAACTCTACGCATTTGTCGTAGTAGTCCTTCTCCGTCTTACAGTCTTCCAGCAGCTTTGCTGACTTCTTCTCACCAATACCGTGGATGCCAATGATATTATCAATACGGTCGCCCATCAGTATCTGGCGGTAGAAGAACAACATTCCCTCTTCTGGTGTGACGTAGTACTTGTTGCGTTTAACGAAGTTGTAGTGCCATCCGGGTATCTGATCAAAGTCCTTGTCGAGCGAGACCATAACGGCGGCATCACCGAAATGAGTAGCTGCGATTGCAATAGCATCGTCAGCTTCTTCATCTTCTGTTACCACGGCAGCCCACTTGTCGATAAGGTGTTGTCTCAGTGCTTGTATGTGTACTGGCTTTGCCTTATCTTTGCGGTTGCCTTTGTAATCAGCTGTTACTGCGTGCTCGTGGCGGAAGTTACCTTTGCCTGTGAGGTACAGTACATACTCAGAAGACTCTTCGTCAGCGCCTAGATGAATAGACAGAAGATCTACAATAAAGCCGTCAAGAGTTCTGACGGCTATTGCTTCTGATTCTGAATCGCATGACCAGCCTATTCTATAGACTAGGATGTCAGCGTCGATTAATATCATAATGCTTCGTCCAGTTCTACTTCTGGCGAGTATTGCACTAGGTCAGTGATCACCAGCTTCATCAGAGATGGGCTACGACCACGAGCACCTGACGGGCTAGTCCAGTCATAGTGACCAATCACTGCTTTAGCTTTTGAGCCATTGCCGATCAGTACATTGTGCAGCTCTTCGCCATCGGTGTCGTACACACGAATAGAATTGTTAGATTTGCAGGTGATGAACTTACCTTGATCAGCTTTCTCACGTACATTGATGCCTTGCTCTTCGAGAGCGTCAGCAGCTTTAGGTGACAGGTTAGACAAGTTGATCTGGTACTTACCGGAGAGCTTGTTGCGCTCGTTCAGGTTTGCCCACATTACGTCTGCTGAGATTGTTACTGGCTTTACTTGTTCCATGATATTTCCTCTTTGTTAAGAATGTTGTTTTAGATCACAACTGATCTATGTATATTATACCACAAAGACTTCTCAAAAGTCAATGTGTTTCTGCCCAATTATTACCTATGTTGAACTCACCATCCAGAGGGCAGCGCAGTTTCAATTGATCTCCTGCTTTCTGTATGGCTTTTACTGCTTGTTTTCCTACAGCTTTAGCGAAGTGCTCAGGAGTCTCTATTTGAAACTCATCGTGAACATTAGCTACTAGCTTGTAGGGAATTCCTAAAGTATCTAGCGTATCACACAATACCACCAGAGCCTGTTTCATTACAATAGCACCAGCACCTTGCAGCAGCGTGTTTAAAGCAGCGTGCTGAGACCTTACACGCAAGCGTCTGCCGTCTAGTCCCGGTAGTGTTCCTGTCTCTGCAAACTTCGCTACACGCTCACGTAGACGCGCCAGTGCAGGTGTGTTCTTCAGGAAGGCTGACATTAGCTTCTGGCCTTCTGAATAGCCTCCGTTGACTATCTCTCCAATCTTAGCTGGGCCAGCACCGTACAGGAAAGCATATATGAATGTCTTTGCCTGATTGCGATCAGTGAGTCCTGCTGCTTTCATATTGGCAGTGTGGATGTCACCGCTGAGAATCTCGTTAGTGTAGTTCTCGTCACGCATATAGTGTGCAAGCATACGCAGCTCAAGACCACTAGCGTCAATACCTACTAGCTTGTGTCCAGCAGGTACAGTCCAGAATGATCTACATTCCTTGCCATACGGTGCAGACACTGACGGCACTTGAGCCATGTTAGGACTGTGGTGTGTCATACGACCTGTTACAGCTCCGTTGGTTATAACACGACCATGCACTCTACCGTCACGCTGGTGGGCTAACCAAGAATCAATCTGTGCTGCTCGCTTCTGCAACATCAGATACTCGTGAATCATCTTAGCTTCTGGTACGTCAATTCCTTCTAACACTTTCTCGTTGACAATGGTAGCGCCCTTCTCAGTTTTCAGAGAGAATGTAACACCTACTGCTTCCAGCCTCTCTGCTATCTGCTGTCTAGAGCCTACGTTAAACTCCGTCACCTTGTCCTTCAACTGCTTTCCTGTCTTCTCTGACCACCTCTGCTCTACTATCGGCGGGAACACCTTCTGTAGGTCGGTCGTGATCAGTCTCATCTTGTGTGTTATGTCCTGATATAGGGATGTCGCTCCATTTACGTCTAGTGCGAAGCCATTTCTCTCCTGAACCGCCATAATGATAGCGACTCTGTGCTCTAAATCTGCGCATTGCTCAGAGAATCCTTCTGATTTGAGTGAATTTACAAGATGCTTATACAGTGTAGTAGTCAATTTAACATCTTGCTTACAATAGTCAATCATCTCGTCAGACAGTCCAGCATCATAGTCAGAGAAGACTATCTTGTGGTCGCCCAGTCGCTTGCCCCAGCTATCTAAACTATGACCACCTTCCAGAGAAGGGCTATACAGACGACTGAGCACTAGAGTATCCACTAGCTTTCTATTTGGTATCTGTAGTTTCCACACCTTGTCAAGCACTGGAGCATCGAAGCCTATGATGTTGTGGCCAATCACACAGATAGCGTCACGCAGCAGTGGAGCGAGAGTCTCTGGAGTAGTGTGGACAGCAAGGTTGCCTGTCTGAACTTCTTCAGTGACTACGCACCAGATCTTGTCGTGCTTGGTGTTCGTTTCTATATCCAGTGTAATCAACATAGTACTGCCTCTAAAACTTAAGTGTTTCTTGTTTCCATTCGCAAGTAAATCCGCAATCACTAGGAACGTCCAATTTAAAGTTACCTCTATCACTCGCTAGAACATCCAAGAACACAGGGCCGTTCTTATCTTTGTTGATGGCATGGTTTAATTTTCTTTCTAACTTAGCCATCTTATCAAAGGAATCGGGAAAGTCTACCCTTATCTTATTCCAGTACCCCATACCACCCTTAACGCAGCCAACGCAGTTATTGTTGTTATAACCTAGCTTATACATAGTTGGTATTTCTATGTTGTTGTCTCTAACAAACTCTAAACAGTCTTTCTTAGTCCAGTTGTTTTCTAGGAGAATAAAATCAACATCAACATCGTTATTAGAGTCTATAAACCTGTTTGCTCTATCTTCTTCTTCACTGGTGTATCCAAATACTTGAATGTCGTCTGCTTTTTGATATTTTTTTCTTACATTTTTCTTTAAGATCATAGTGCAAGGAGCGCCGTTCGGCCCTTTTATAAACTTTCTTTGCTCAAAAACGTCATATATTGAAAAATTAGCAGCCTCGTCGCCTATGATTTTTACATGTATTGTAAATTTATTAGAAAAATCTTTTAAAAATCTAAAATTATCTACGTGTTCTTCAGCGACTCTACAATAAACAGCTTGAAAATTTGGTGTTTTATATTTTTTTCTAGCTAGATAAGTCGCCGCTGCGCTTGCCGCACCGCAACTGAACCACGATATTACTCTCTTGTCTGTAGTTACTGTAGTAAACATAGTACTGCCCTGCCGTAGTCTCTTCGTTACTGTATTTGTTGTAAGGGTTTAGCTGTCTTACTTCTACCTTACGCTCTTGCAGTTCTAGCGCAAAGTTACCTATTTTGCTCATCATCATCTCCCATGCTTTCGTAATCTGCCTCAGATTTTAAATCCATGCGGTCGATTGTGTCAATATCCTCAGATGTGTAGCTATAGCAATGGTTGCACAGATCAAGAAATTGACCAGAAGCAGCTGACTTTCTAGTTGCTTCAAAGTCTGTCAGTAGGGCATTGCAGGCTAAACATCTCATAAGGCTTCCTCAAGTATTTCCTGCATTCTACCAGTGTCTTGATTATAGAGCAAGCCACAAGCACGACCTGTAATACCAGCAAAGCGATTCTTCAGAACTCTGACGTGCGTAGTGTTCCTCTCGATAGGATCATCAGCCTGACCGTTACGCTCCAGTCCTATCACCATATCAGAGAGCTGTGCGATACTGGCAGAGCCTCTGAGCTGTGCTAGCGAGCTGACAGCGCCTTCCTCGTGACCTTTGCCGTCTGGACGCTTCAAGTGGCTCACCATGAATAGCGTGATACCAGTCTCCTGCACTAGCATTCTCAGCTTTGTGCAGATCTCATCCAATGCCTTGCGCTCATCTCCGTTGCTCTGAGCGGACACTACAATACTAACGTGGTCGAGGAAGAGGAACTTGGTGTCCAGTGCTTTAGCCATGTAGCGACAGCGAGAGACAATGTTGTCAATGCTGGTGCTGCCGAAGTGGTCAAACATATACAGTCTCTGCGTCCCCATAGTCTTCTCGAAGGACTCCCACCTCTCCTCTTCTGTACTCACTACAGTTGGTAGGTGTAAGGGCTTGTTAGCTGCCAGTGACATAAGAGACAGTGCAGTCTTGCGGGCATTCTCTTCAAGGAATAGCAGACCGATGTTGTCCTCTGAATTCTGTAGGATGTGCCAGACAATCTCTCTCACAAACTGAGACTTACCTAGACCAGAGCCAGCAGTGATTGTTACCAGTTCTGCTTCTCGGATACCGAAGGTTAGTTTGTTTACACCTTTCCACGGATACATTACAGCAGCTGTCTCTACTGGTCTATTGACCTCGTCCCAGAGACTTGAGCCGTTGATGATGCCGTCCGGGATGAACCTCTCTGCCGCCCAGAATGATGCAATGTAACTCTGGCTGTCGTTATTGATAAGGAAGTCGCAAGCGTCTTTGTACTGTGGTGGGTACTTCATCACCTTAGACTTGCCACCGAACAGCTCTGCTACCTCTCGGGCAGCTTTAACACCCGGCTCATCGCTGTCAAACGATATGATAATAGTGTCGAAGCTGTCCAGCCACTCGTAAGCGTCCTTACAGTCCTTTAGAGCACCGCTAGCGCCATTCTTGACACTGACTACAGGGTACTTGCTACCTTGCATCTGGTAGCTAGCTAGTGCGTCAAACTCGCCCTCAGTGATTGTAACTGTCTTGCCACCTTTAGCGAATAGTTGCTGTCCGAACAGACCTGCCTCTCTCCAGTCACCGACAACAGAGAACTGCTTGTCATGCTGTCGTATTTTTGCAGCTGTCGGGATGTTAGCATCGTCCGGTACGTGGTAGGAGAAGTAGGTTTTGTCTGGATTGTGGATAACGCCGTAGGTTTTCGCGGTTGCTGAAGTAATACCTCTCTCAACTACTGGCTTATAGTTTCCAGTGGTTAGAAGGTTCTCTACAGCACTGAAGTTATGCTTTGGTTGCGGTGTCTCTTCAATGTCGGGCATGGTTATCAAGGTTGAGCCGTCGCCTCTTTTGAAGTCACCACAAGCAAAGCACTTGGTAGAGCCATTGTCATTGACTGCCAGCGCGTCCGAAGACCCACAAGCGTCACAAGGCTGGTGAGTTGCTAGGAATGTCATATTACTCTCCCTTTCCCGGTAAATTATCAAACTCTAGCAAGTCGTAACCTACTTGACGCTTTAGTGAGCAATGCTCAAAAGACAGCAGGCCGTGGCCGTTGTTGCTGGATATAGGAACAAAAACCTTATTAGCTGTCCTACGCTTAGACAAGATCTCCGCAGCTTTCCACAATATTTGTTTTTGTTTTTCATTGAACGCCATATTATTCTTCCTCTTCCATTGTGTAGATGTTGCCGTAGCTGATTGTAACCAGCGGCAGCAGGATGATAACGCCCATAAACGGCATCGCTATCAGCTCTTCCGTGAACGCATTGTGTGCCCACACTGGTCTGCTATCTACAAACTCAATGTCAATGCCAGTGCCGTTGCGTAGTTCAATTGTTAAGTGTTTACCGAAAAGTATTGTATGCATATTGTCAATCTCCATCTTTAATAAAAATACCGTGTCTTGATGCTATTATAGGCGTACTCCGTACACTCTACAAGTGATAGGTTGTTTCTGGCAGCTACTTCATTTCTTATTTCTCTCCCTATAGGCTTTCTGTTTATCCTCAACTATCAGCCACGCCCCGTAGAGTGCGACAAACAGCCCTGCAAAGAATACCAATTGAATCATTGCGTCAATCATCCTGCACTTCTCCTCTGTAGTCTCTCGTATTCGTCCATCTCACTAATAAACTGTTCTAGCTCATGTTGGCATAACATATACACTTTAGCAGCTTCCTTCGACATAAGAAACCCTTTGCGTACATCTTCGCAAGCCCTGCACATAGCAACAACCTCTGGGTCGCTTGCGCCTTTAACAAAATATAATTGAAATAATGTTTCCCTCATGTTGACACCTTTTCAGTCGGTTATTAAAATGTTCTTTGTCAGCGCGTCATTAACGCTAACAGCACCTATGCGACGAACCACTAGTAGTACTTCTCCTTAATCAGCGTTCTATAGGGTCTTTAGAGTCTCTATAGTAATGCTGTACGTCAGCGTCTAAATAGTCCAATAGTCGCCCTAATGTGTCCATCTGATCTCCGTCAGGTATAAAGTTCGGTGTCGCCTCTAAAAATCTAATAGACGCAGCCAGATCTCGTGTTAAATGGAAAAACTCTTTTCTATCGTCCATAGTATAAACTACCTCTTTGTATTCGGTGTCGCCGTGATGCCAGTCTGGATCTTTCATGGTGTTAGTCTCTCTCTCTGTTTAAGTCCTAAAGCATCGTAAAGTAAACGATTCTTAATTGTCAACTATTATTTCAACCTACGCCACCGCTCTATTACGGGAAACAAGTTCTGTTATCGTCTATGCGGAGAACCACCAGTAGAAACCTCTCTAAAAGCTCATATAAGCCATTCTAAGGCGTTTTAAGCCTCTTTGGCATAGTAGGGTAGCGGGTCAGTGTAAACCCTCTCAAATCGCCTTATATTAGCAGACAAAAAAAAACCCGCCTTATTAGACGGGCTGGCGAAAGTTGCCAATGTTTCACACTAGGGATTCTTTAGCGGCTTTCTGAGCCATTGGTCGGATAGTTTATCACGGGTATTTTCTAACCTGTCATGGATAACTGACTCATAAGACATCTCACGCGCTGGTAATAGCACGCTGTCGTCGATGGTGTTTCTACGTCTCATTCGACTATGAAGTGTTTTATTGTTTACATATATACCGGCGGCACGCATTACTAGCTCTAGCTCTGAGATTGAATACCTAGCGCCAGTGACGAAATTGGGATGGCTACCGGTGAATTTATAAGTATTTACAATTGGTCTGCTCATTTTATAACCCCAACGAAAGAAACATAAAGACAACGCTATAGATGAAGAATGACAGCACTCCCGCGCTGGCAATCAATAACGCGCTTCCTATTAGTTTAGCAGATAGCAGCTGCCGCTTGTCTCTCTTAACCATTTTAATATAGGCTGAATTGCCTTTGTAGTTTTTAAGCATTGTTCTTTTCCTTGTATTGACCTTCAGAGAGTGCCACCTTTATATACTCGAGAGACGCGCAAACACGCGCCCCATTAGACAGCAAACAGAGGTCGTATGGCTCTATGTCTATAACTTGCAACCATTCCGAGTCGTTCCCTAGAAAATTATTATGTAGCTGAATATAATCGCCAACAAATAACATCAACTTTTGATTGCTCATTATGCCAACTCCTTTCGCTCACTCGCTGGTTTAAGCCACAGGTACTCACTCCAAAATGGCTCGCTTGCATTGCCAGCGTATATATAGGAATCATGCCAGCCGTTAGAATCGTATTCAGCATGATCTACATCTGACATCAACTCGGAGTCCATAAAACCTTCATCGACTGCATTATCAATGGCTTCCTGCCCGTGGTCGCCATAGGCAACGCAAAGCAGTCCAAATTCGTTCCCAATCAGATACGCACGTTTACCGCACCTGTAACCGTCTTTATTTGCTATTTTAAGTTTCATTGTACCACCTCCTATTTTATGAGTTTAACCATTCGGCATAAGTTTTAGCTGGTTTACCATCCAACCATAAACCGGTTTTTTTATCGACCGCTGATAGGTAGATTTCATATTCCTGCTCATTTGTTCCTCTAGCCTGAGTTTGCCAGAAATCATTTTGTTCTAATTCCATTGTTCCGCCCCTTCTTGCAAGTCTAGTATTATGTCAAACGCTTTCGCGTCTAATCGCTCGAGCTCTTTGTCTGTTAAATGGCCGACTTTATGCACGCGCTCGAAGCCTATTAATGCGCGGTCTATGTCATCCACTGTCTTACATCGGTTTAATCTATCCACTGCTGCTTTGTAGTTGCTCATTTTATTCTCCGCACAAGTTGCCGTCGAGATCATCAAACGCAAAAATACAAGCGTTAAACAATGTTGCGTATGCTAATTTGGTGGCATATTCGTTAAAGGTCGCTGCTTCGTAACCTATCTCATGCAATTGCTCTTCACCATCATCGGTATCGCACTGCTGGCAAAGCTCTATAGCTTTATAAGTATAAATCACGCACTCATGCCCGTCGCACGCTTGGTGCATATAATCGTATACGTCCATGCCGTAGTTTACAAATTCCTCTTGAGCCTCTTTGGCGATTCTGATGGCTTCTTGTTCTAACTCATATTGATTATTGATCATAATTGTCACCTTTATTTTTTGTTGTATGTTTGTTGCAGCCGTCCGTGGCTGTAGTTGGTTTAGATATCGGCTTTAGTGTTAGCGGTAACAGTGCAGACAATATATTCATATACAAAAGCCTTTGCGGCAGTGTCACCTTTACGCCAAGACTTATCAAAGCGGTAACCAGTGGCTTTCAGTATAGGTGCGATAATACGTGCGGTGATTGTTCTAATAGTCATAATGTTTCGCCTTGTGTGTGTGTTTGTTGTCTTGATAGGCTCATTATATACAAGTCAACAGAGGAGTCTAATAATATAATCGCATAAGCATATAACCAAATGCTATAGCTACTTTCTATTACACGCGCGCACGCGAATAGCACAGAGTCAACAGCATTGCAACTATTTTTAGTGACTGGGGAGGCTATTAGGATAACATAAAGGGGGGTCTCTGTAGCACCAACATAGACACACTCTCAAGTCAATACAGACCACCATCAACGTCAGTGATAGTCACTATTGATCTCATGAATGGCCAGAGGCTTGACAGGCTGAGGTGGGTATGCTAGAGGGGACGGGGGTGGGCTATGGTGTTAATGAATTGCTGCTGT